AGTAATATTTATTATCCTTAACAGTTCTCCAGTGATGTGCCCCAATACTATGCTTTACCTGTTCAGGGTAAGCTGGGTTTATAGGTGCATCTGGGCATCTCCATGTCTCAGATTCCACATAATGTTTATAATCAGAGTGGTCAATCATATCACTAAAAATACATTCTAAAGCCGTGCTAGCCATTTCTTTGGTATCCTCCCTCCCAAATTATTCATCTCAATAACCACATCAAGCATTTGACATTCCAGTTCCAAATATTTAATAGGTTCTGAGCTTTCATCAAGTTTGTTTAGACGTTGTAAAAGTGCATTATATCTACGAACAGCCAGGAATCTTTGCCGTCTTTCCTCTTCTGTCAATTGCATTTTGGCTTTTCCTGTATAACTGGGGACAAATGGATTCCTCTCCAGATAGTCATAACCTTGAGCTATCCAGCACTCAGGATGATAACAATATTGATTGTTCCACTTTCTCCCATCATCTCCTTTGTTCCAAAAGAATACAGCTACCATTGCAGTAGCGGCCTCAATGGGTTTCTCACACCATTTACACTCAGCCTGTTTCTGACACCAACGAAAGGTTACATTTGGAATTGACAATACCTCACCTCTTTACAGTTTATTTAGCTTTGATAAGGATGAGGAGATACTAGACCTTAGCTAATATCTCCTCGTGCTTGTGAATGATGTTGGTCCAGTTACCTTCAGAGACTTCATCAATGGAGAACATAATCTTACAATTGCAGATGAAAAATCCTTTATTAATTGGGCAATACCTGACTCCACAGTTCAGTTCCTTGCTTAACCTACTGCCGAGTTTGTCCATATTATAATTTTGCATAAACCAGGTATTTTCCATTTCACTCACATAATATTCTGCTTGTTCAAGAATGTTCATTAATATTTCCTCATCTCTTATTATATATAGTATATCATCCTGTGGAGATGTTTGTCAAGTTTTTAAAATCTGTCAAATATACTATATATACTTAAATTAAATATATAGTATTATACATTCTAAAGTATATATATCATAATCTTGACATCAGCACTTCATTATGTTATACTCATATTAAGAGGTGGAAAATGAGTGAATCAGTGGAAGAAATTACAGGTACTACCCCAACTGAGGGATTAAGCCAAACACTTGTCCCTCTTTATATTGAGGGTGATAACAAAGCAAGGTTCTTAGGATATTTAATTGCAGGGTTTTCCAAAATTGAGGCGAAGAGATTGGTAGGGATAGCCGACATAACTCTTGTGCGTTGGATGAATGGAGACCCTGATTTTGTATCAGTCCTTAACAAAATACCTGAGTTAAGAGAACAGTTGGGTAACCAGTTGTTAGATTTGGAGTTTTCCCGCAACTTCAAATTGATAATGGAAAAAGATTTTAAGGTATTATGGAAAGATGCAATCGGGGCTGAGATGACTCCAGGTGAGGAGAATTATCTACTCGTCATTAGAAAATTTTATACTCCTCAGCATTTGGGTATGATGAAACAAATGTTAACTGGTAATATTGATAATAAGAAAGAAGCATTTGACTGGACAAAAATGGTGGTTGAAATGCGTGTGAGTAAAGAGGAGATACATAAGAGATAATGGCTAAAGGAGTAAGGGCAACCAAAAAGCAGGCAAGTGCTGGGAGAAAGAATCTACTCAAGGCACAAGTAAGTAGAATTGGGTTAAGAGGTACCAAGAGACAGAAATATGGACGTTAAGGAACAGTTCAGGGAAATTATCCAAGACAAAAGAAAGTTGATTGAGACCTTTTTTGTTGTGGAAAATAAACAGCGTCAGTTGGTACCTTTCCGCTATAATAGGATTCAGGATGCTGCCAGTAGAGAGGAGACTGGGTTTGATATTTGGGTCAAGCCTAGTCAAATCGGGTTTAGCACTGAGAGGATTGCTAATAGACTTGCGGATACCTTGACAGTGCCAGGGACCAATACAGTTTTAGTGGCTTATGAAGATTTTATCACACAGAGATTATTGGCAAAAGTCAGTTTCTTCTATAATCATCTGGCTAATCTTGGTATCCCAGGATTTCCAGAGATTTATAATGATTCAGAGTTCCTCAAGTCATTTAGGTTTTATTCAGATGGAAAGTTGATAGGCATTAGCTCCATCTATGTGGCAAGTGCCAGAAGCAAGACAGCAGGCAGGGCAGAATCTATACATCATTTATTATTGGATGAACACGCATTTTATGTCTCAGATTCCGTAGATAGAGTAGTGGCACCAGCAATGGCAAGAATCCCTCCTGGTGGCACTGTAGATAGTTTTTCTACTCCTAATGGTGAGGAGAATGAGTTTTATGATTGGTATGTGGCTGCTAAAAGTGGTAAATCCATCTTCACCCCTCACTTCTTCCCCTGGTATCTCCACGATGAGTATATGATTAAGTTAGGAGATGTAAGGATTAAGGACATTCCTGAGACTAATAAGGAAGAGTTTAAGCTGGACCTGGAAGAAGAAGTACTGTATGAGGTTAAGGGATTGAGTTTTGACCAAATCCGTTGGAGACGTTGGATGAATTTGGTAATGGACAGTCTCAGGAAGCGAGGGGAGAGCAAAACCCTATTTAAACAGGAGTTCCCAGAAGATGATGTTAGTTGCTTTTTGTCCACTGGTGATATGTATTTTGATGTAAAAACATTGGAGAGAATGGGAGATAACTGTTATCCAGCCCCAAATAGTATTGGAAATCTTCAAATCTGGTTTAAACCTGAAAAGGATGGGAATTATATAGTAGCCATTGACCCTGGACAGGCAAGGATTAGTCAAACCTCCATTACAGTATTACAGATGGTTACAGATGAGTTTGGGAATCCCAAAATCCGTTACTGTGCTAGGGATGCTGGGCTATATGCACCTGAGATTACAGTGAAAAAGGCTATTGATGCCAGTAATTACTATAATAGGTGTATGATTACGTGGGAAGATAATAGTCATGGATTGGCAATTACCGAGTTGTTAAAGAACAGGAAGCCAATTTATATGAGAAGGGATATTGTCAGTGGAGTGGAGATGAGAATTCCTGGCTGGAGAACAACCAGTGGGAATAAGGATTATATGTTACAGGCAGTGGAGAAGTATATTTATGATATGGAATGTTATGACCTTGAGTTTGTCAGGCAGTGCAGGAATCACCGACTTATCAATGGTAAATTGGAAATTGTTGGGTACAATGATATTTTTATGTCCTGTGCTATTGGGCTAGTTTGTTTATCACCTATCAAGGTAAAACGAGGATTAGTAGGTACAACTGGGTGGAAATGGTAGATAAGGAGTAACAAGATGACAGAGGAAGAGAGAAGAACAGCAAATCAGCAGATGGTAGATAATGCCATCAATTTAGTTAAAGGTTGGACCCGCCCATTACTATTTATTGTTCTTACGGTTTTTATGTGTATTATGTTATATGAACAGAGGGTATTTGACTGGCAGTTTTGGGCAATATACTCAGCAATAGGTGGTTCGTGGCTCGGTGAAGGAGCCGTTAATCTTGTATCAAGGGTGAAGGGTAAAGGAAGAAGATTAAGGATTTAGTATTTAAGATATACAAATGGTTTTGCCAAGATGTAATGTGCCGAGAGTTTTATACATATCAACTAGCTAGGCAAATGGTACATCACGGGATAATTTTTTGGCTAGGATTTAACCTGATAATAGGTGGTATGTACTATGTGTTTTTTAACCTTGATTTCTGGTGGAAAATATTAGCAGGGTTAGTGATTATCATTTTGTCTTGGCTAACTGACCATTTAATTGATGAGGTGAGAAATAATAGTTGGAAGTATAAGGAGTAGGATATGGAAACTAAAACTGCCCAAGATTTAATCACAGAATGTACCAAGCTTAAAGCAAGCTGGTCTACCCGAGACAAAAAGATTAAAGATTGGTACAAGATTTTGACAATGGAAGATAAATACAAGCAGGAGGGGATGGAGTCAGTAGTGGGAAATGACCCAAAGACAGGGTATAATTTGGGTAAGCACCTCCTCATCTCATCTATAATTTCCCACAACATAGATAATACCCAGTTATCTCCAACTCAAATTACAGCCACCAGTTACGTAGAGGATTACATTCATCGTAGGTGGAAATACGAAGATGATAGGTATAGGAAAGCTGGTAGACAAAGATTTATGAGTAAGTTGGTTGGGTTTATGCTTTCCACAGGTTGGTATGCTGTGTTTAGTATGCCTATGAAAGATGGGATTATCAATGAGATTTGGAATCCTATTGAGTGTTTTCCTGAATTTTCCACAGATGGTCTGAGCAAGGTAGTTCATATTTACACAATGTCTCCTTCTGAGGCAAATAGGAAAATCAAAACCTCAAACTGGAGTGTTAAGGATAAGATTACCAACAATGTTCAGCTTTATGATTATTGGGGATTTGATGATGATGGAGATATAGTCCATTCAATCATACTTGATAAGGATTATGTGATTAAGCCAGAAAAAGATGTGTATGTAAATAGAATGGTACAAAAGACTGGGCAAGTTACATTCCCAGTTTTTATCTCCCCAGTTGGGGGTTTACCTGATGAAGGTAGTATCCTGACAGGGAAGAAGTGGCAAGAGTGGTACGGAGAATCAATAGTTGCCACCAATGAACAGTTGACTGATACCTACAATAAGATGCTGACTTTTATCCAGCAAACAGCAAGAAATGCGGCTCAGCCAAGGTATTATGAGAAGTCAAGTACTGATAGTGAAATTTTGACTGAGGAAAATATGAGTAAATGGGGAGCCATATTCAGATTGGTAGTAAATGATGATATTGGGATAATGGATTCACCAGAAATTCCAGTTGAGCTAAGAACAGCCTTATTTGAATATAGTAATATGATTCAACGAGGGTCATTTCCCTGGGTACTTCACGGTAATATTCAGCAACAATTGAGTTATCTGGCAATGGCTAATGTTGCTTCCAGTGCTATGCAACAGTTGACACCTTTTATCGAAGGGCTTGAGGGAGTCCTAACTGATGTGGATAATTTCTGGTTACAAATGATGCTGGCTAATAATTTCAAGCCATATAACTTTGATGTACCTGGTGAGTTGCCTGAGGAATTTAATGTTGATGTTAATGTGGAAATTCAAATCCCTGGCTATACCGTACAGAGAGCCACTGTAGCTAGCATGTTAAATCCCAGTATCAAGCTTCCTCATCGCTGGATAATTGATAGGATGTTCCCTGAAATCACAGATGCTCTCCGTACTCAAGCTCAGGTGAGAGAGGAAGATGCATTGAATCATCCTAAAGCCATTATGGTAGATGCCATCCTTGCCTATCGTCAGCACGCCAAGCGTATGAGTGATTCTGGAGACAGAGAAAGTGCAAGGTTGTATGAGAAGTTGGCAACATCGATGGAAGCAGAGTTAGGTATAGCTCAAGGTCAAAGTCAAGGTGGAGAACAGTATAATAATCCTATATCACAATCTATCCTACGTGAAGTAATGCCTGAAGAGGGTAATGCCCCTCTACAAGGATTAGGAGGAGATCGGAAGAGCGTCGTGTAGGGAAAGAGTGTTCAGAGCCGTGTAGA